CTTGCCTGCCTTCTTCTGTTTTTGTGTTTTAGATGTTGATTTTGCCATGAGATATACTTCATGCCCCGGGTGGGACCATTGCGGAGGGATCACCTAGTGGTCTCTGCGTCGTGTTCAACTTCAGGTGTCCGGAAGATCTCATGGAGGTAAGCCGCACTATCCTCATACCGAGTACCGATGATATCCCTATCATGGTACCATGCTGGGCGGTGGAACCAGGTTCCATTCTCCAAAACCTTGTGCAGATAGTTGGCAGGCAAGGGGGGTACACCTCCAGACTCCTTCATAGAGAGTTTGAATTTGTTCCACCGCCTAGCGCCAAAGATCTTCACATGTTTGTTGGAGGATAGATCCTCAAACCATCTCCTCATCGCCATCAATGCATTCCCCATACCACCATCACGTGCATACGGATCTACCAAACGACCCATAGCCCTCGGAGGACCGAAAGATCCACCAAGAGGAATGGGCCCGAATTTCAACATCCCCTTGCCAACCTCAATATCAATGTAGGACTCGTAACGGTTACAAATCTTGTTGTAGCTGTTGCGTGTCCCTTCCTTGAAACTGAAGATGCCAAGGCGATGAGCGTTCATCCACATCAACTGATTGTTGGTGAACTTGTAATCCGGGGAGGGTACTGGCGCCCCAAAGGCTCCATATTCAACAGGACCATAGATAGGACCAGGAAATCCACGGAGGATAGGATAATGCTTCCGGAACATCTTGAGAAACTTTGGATGATCTCTCGGTCCCGCAAAGGACGAGAATTCTCTCCAGAGTTGAGCAAGGTGTTCCCAAGGAAGGATCTGCCTACCACTATCAGGATCAATCTGGCGATCAATGGGCATGTTGAGTAACCCCACGTTAGGTACATCGAGGCCGACCCATCTCTTCTTCTGCTTGTCAAACACACAGTAGACGGAATTGACCAGAGCTAAGTCTCGGGAATAGTAGTTCTTCCCTAGGGAGAACTCCAAACCCACGACTCTGGTTGCGGCCTTCCATCTCTTGTAGACTTGACCAGTAGCAGGAAAGATGACATCATCCCCATTGATCCTCATAAAGGATGAACGGGGAACGGCCATGCAGGATGCGGCACGGTTGATAATGCAAAGAAGTGGAAATGAGAGGATGTGTCCCATCATTTGTCCACGGGTGATCGGAACGGGATCAGAACCCTTAAGGTCCAAGACTGATCGAGTCAGGGAATGGGTGACCAGCTTACGCAGGAATGCTTCAGTGCACTCAGGTAAACCCTCAGGGAGTTTAAACTGAGTACGCTCAAGCATTGCCCGCGCGGCCTCCTCTGTGTAAGTAAGGAAAATATTATCAGTGGCGGCTGAATAGTCACCGCTGACAATCTTCTCCTTCTTCTTCAACTCCATACCGAGGAGTGCCTCTTCAACGGGCACTCCCCCTATGAGTTGAAACACAGGATGTTGGCGCATCTTACCATGCCAGGCCTTTTGGACTGGGGTAAGGAGCTGTACCATCCACTCTGCCTTCGTAACAATCCGTACCTTAAGAGGTTCCGTTAGTCCGGTTGCCCCTACAAGAATGGGTTTCCACTCTTGTTCGGGCATGCCGAGTTCCTGGATCGCCTCTTGGATCAATTGCCGGAGCATTCTATCCCAAAGGGGCCCTATCGGTCCATCTGGACCCAGATCAGTATCTGTGAGTCGGAAAGCCGAAAGTATCTTCTGTACTGTGGGGTCCATCAGGAAACCCTCAAGAGGGAAATCCCTGATGTAGGCCTGAAGGCCGCCCTCAGCACGGGAATACTCGTGGCAAGCAGACACAGACGGTGGAAAAGGCCGGGTATAATCCGCGACCATATCTCCGTCGGGACAGAACTCATCTAGGGTTCTCTGGATCTCAAGGAACATGCGCCTCTTGCGTGGCAGCACTTCCGGTTCGGTTCTAGCAACAGACTTTGCAAAGTCTGCCACCTTCTCCCTCACCATCTCCTTTGTGAAAGACGGAAACAATCTCTTGGAGTACAGAAGCAAGGCCCCTACCCTTATCTTCCTTGACTTCCCAGACCCTGTCACTCGGTTCCGAACAAACTTGCGAAAGCTGTTCGAGCACAGAGCGTATGGGTTGAACCGTTGAGGCGGTGTGTCATCCTTGAGCATATGAGGCAGCCAAAAGGCTGTCCAAGACTTGAGGATGGACATCAGCTCCGGTACGGAGGAAGAAGGAGGGTGAGGACAGAGGACATTGTCGAATCTGTACCCCAGGAGATCGAAGGAATCAATGAGTGCGTCGTTGGCTTTACGCCAACAACCCTTAGCGCTCAACTTTGATATCTGTACTGGATCCCAAACCAGTTCAGGTATCAAGTCATGAAAGTCAGCACTTGTTGGGGATCTTCTCAGATCCCGACGAGACCGCTTGTCTTTCGACATCTGGGGGGCATGACTCCCCGCAGCTTGGTTCATATG